GAAGCCTGTTCCATAAAGTCAAACTGTTTCTGAATCTGTTGACCAACAAGTTTAGTAACTTGTCCGGATGCATCGTCTCTTAGTGTTAGTGTTAAGTTTTCGAATGAATACTTACCGGCTAATTTAACTTTTGAGTTGTATACATCAATAGTCATTTCTTCAAAACTAATCTTTGGTCTTGTAACATCGCTTACTTGTTTAGTAAGTTCGACGCTTGATTCAACACCAAATCCTAATAGGTTCACTCTAAAGCGATACTTTAGTTTAGGCATCAACAGCGATGTGTTGCTACCTGCACCTGCTGTTGGAACCGAAAATCTATTTAATGATGTTAGTGACATTTAAATCTCTCCTGTATTCTTGACACGTAATGGAATGTAGATAAATTCAACTGCTTTTACAGGTGTAATTGCAATATCAACATACAATTCATTCTTATCTATTGTTGATGGTAAATTGTTTGATGTGTCACAAACAACTGCAAAGTCATAGATAGCTCTTAAACCTACCAACTCTAACAATAGACTTTCTACTGCACCTTTGATTTCGTCACGTGTGATCTTATCGTTTGGTTCAAAAATGTATGGACGAGCAAGTTTGTTTAGTTGACTACGTAAGTAAACAACTAGACGTGCTACGTTAATACGATCTAATGCTGAAGCATTTTTTGCACGAGTCTTTTGACCGAATGCTACGTTACCAACGCCTACGAAGAACGGAATTGGATTGATCTTAAGATCATACAATGTGTTACGTTGACCTTCGTTCAATGATACTGTTTTGAACTCACCGCTCATAGCATCTAAGTAACCTACGCTTGTTGCGTTAGTAATGCCACCACGTCTTGTACCAGCTGGTGCAAACCATGGGTAACTTACAGCATCGCTGATTGCAATAGTTTTCAACATCATGTGTGATGCTGGAACTACAGCGTTTGTACCGCTTAGATCTGTAGTAAATCCGTTTGGATAGTACAATGCTGAGTATTCGTCGTATGTGACAACACCGTCATCGCCGTTATCAACAACACCCATGGCATTAGTACCCCAGTTAGTTAATGATGTAGCATCTGATTCTAAGCGCAATGGTGTATCAGCGATAACAAATGATGTTAATCCTCTGTCAACGTTTAGGTTAACCATGTTAGCATACACTTCTGGATATCCAGGAGCTGCAACAAGGTTAAAGTTTCTACGCTCTGTATCACGAATGAATAAGTTTGTATCGATTGTGCTCTTCATTGCTGCTACAATAACAGCACGTTGGGCTTTACGACCAAATGTACCAGACCCATCTTCTGCATTCGGACTTGCTGTAGTCCAACGATCTGGCCAGTATGAATCCATCGAAGGCTTTCCTGGCATGCGTTTATTGTCTTCTGTTGACTTGATATAGTTGTTTTTGTATTTCTTAACGTTACCGCCGCTACGACGTAGATTCCATAGCAACATACCTTTTGGATATAGTGCAGGATCCGGAGCGTCTGTGTCTAAGAAGTTACTTACTAGCAATTCTTCAATAGAACCCGATGGTGCATTAGTTGTTGTACCGCCACTTGTACCTGCGCGAGCGTCAGCAAATAAAACTCCTGTTTCAGTAGTTTGATCTGTCTTATCAACTAGTTCCCAACGTAGTTGTGGATTTGTAGCTGGATTTTCGTTGTTGTAACGATAGATAGTTGGGAAGTTTTCCATGTCAGCTGTGCTGATCCATAAATCGCCAGTTACAAATGAGCCCGCACCGTCTGGTCTTGCAGTTGGTTTAGAAGCAGCTACGACTGGACCGTAACGATCAGTTACGCCAACGCTGGCATTATCGCCAAACTTAACAGTTCTATATCCAACCCATGTAGTACCGTTGTGTACCATAATGTCAACGTCACGGAAGTTGCTGTTATACCATAGTTGTCCATCTGCTGGCTCATTTAATGGAGCTGTACTAGCTGCGCTGTAACCACCAATAGCTAATGGTTGCCATGTTGAAGCAATATATGTGCTTGCTGAACCTGCTGGTGCAGTATAGAAATTAGCTGAACCGTGCCATGCACCTGATGTGTATGATGAAGGTGTAAACAATGTTGCAAGAGTTGTACCTGTCGTATCTTTTAATCTAAAATCACCACCTTGTTTGTGATAAATTTGTAGTTCGTGATCACCAGTTACGCTAGCTTCAATATGTTGGAAACCAGCAGCATTGATTGCTCCAGCAATTTTAATTGCATCGTCAAGACCAATACCTGTCAACTGAGTATTGTGTGTGAGATCAAGATAGATTGTTTTAGCTGGGCTTAGGTCTTCAATCAATGAACCTGTACCATCTGTGTAGCCAGATTCTTGAATAGTAAATGCTCTAGCAACAGTAGTAAATGTAGCATCGTCAATTACTTTAGATGTGATTACTGTATTGCCTGTTCCTGCTCTGCGGAATAATCTGTATGAACCAGTTGTAAACAATGCATCTGGAACATCTGGAGTTGTATCTGGACTTGCATAACTAAATTGCTCATCGCTGTTGTATTGTACATAGATAGAATCTAATGCAATAGTTTTTCCACCACCAGTACGATCTAAATAGTACAATGCTGAATTACCGCTTTCGTATAACGGAGCAGAAATTGCAACCCATGATTTAGTTCCAGCATTATAACGCTTTAATCTCCAACGTGAACCAAAACCTGGCTCAGTTGTCTTAATCCATACAGAACCTGTTGGATAACCGTTAGCAGCATTGCCGCTAGCAGCATCGGTCTTTGTATCATTAATCTTATATAAAGGAACTTCTGTATGTGGAGCTAATGTTAATTTAGGTTGTAAGTATGTACCGGCTGCGATCCCTGGAGTACCGCTTGTAATTGTAACAACTACTGCACCGCTTCTTGTGGAATCCGCTGCACCTTCTGTGCCACCGTTTGAATAAAGGCTAACTTTAGAACCAGAATATGAAGCAGTTACACCAGTAATGCCTAGGTTGTTAATATTTGTTGCTGTGGTACTTGCGCTTGTTGTAGTAGTTACTGACGTACCATTAATTTTAATTACGCCGGCTGCTGTAGTAAATGTTACTACAGGGAAACTTGAACACCACTCTGGGCTACCAACTAATACCCACTGACCAGCTGTTACGCCAGCAGCGGTGTTACCTGCTGATTTATAAAATAGTCTAATTGTTTCTTTAGATTGAACATATGGTCCAGATCCAAATGCTGTTTCAGCAACTACACAGTAGTCACCAATTGAGCCAACGGATGCTTTTGGAGCACGTCCGTATAGCATACTGTCTTCAATCTTTGTAGCAGTATCACTGTCAGCTAATACTAATGGATACTTAGTAATAAATTTTTGTCCGCCGTTAGCAACAGTAGCAGCATTCCATTCTTGAACACCCCATGTTGTATTGGCTGTATCTAACCACCACTGTCCGTCAGCAGCTTCTGCACCAGGTGCAACACTCTTTGGAGTTAATTGACCTAGGTCAACGTCAGCACGAACAATAATTGCAGAGTTTGATGATCCTAGATAGCTATAAGCTGCTAGTAGACCGTATTCGTTTAATTCACTGCCATGTACGGGTGAACCGCTGGCTGTCTTTTCAAAGAACGGAACACCGAATGTGTCCACAATTTCTTTTTGGCTAGTCATTTTATAGACTTGGCCAATTCTTGCTGCAATAGTGCCTGCTGCGGTTGCAGTGCCTGCACCATTCTTTTTATTCATTTGGGTCGCTAAAACAAACAGCGGAGTTGTACCAGGTTCTGCTGGTGTGTAAAAACTCTCATCTATAACTGTTACGGCTACGCCTGGTGATTGTAATGTCGCCATTCCCTATTCTCCTGGTAATAGTTTACTCAAAGTATTTACCAGTAAATCGTAAAATTGGTACATTACACCAATCTAAAAAGGGATTAAAAAGGTGTAAATATCTGTATGAGACCACTTTGTAGGTGCGGGCAACGACCCCGTGCTGTTAACTATAAAAAGAATGATAGGGTTTATTATCGTAGCCTTTGTGAAGTCTGCATGACTCACGGACTTAATCATGGAATACCCCGCTGGGCTAGAGCAGGGTATAAGATAAAAAATACTTGCGATAAGTGTGGGTTCAAATCACCGCACAAGGAAGTGTTTAGAGTATTTCATGTAGACGGCGATCTAAACAACTGCCGCTATAGTAATCTAAAAACTGTGTGCTCTAACTGTGCTCAAGTATTAGGCAAGGACGGTATCGTTTGGAAACAAGGGGATTTGGTCGCCGACTACTAGGTGAGCCGCTTGTTTATAAAGATCGTCAATGGTGCTGTTATTATCAATGATAATATCAAAATTGCTACCTAACCAAGCCCATTCGCTAGCATGAATTCCTCGAATTTTCATTTCATTAATTGCAACATTTGATCCGTTGTTAGCTTCTACAGCGTGTTCGTACAAGTCAGGCAATTCTCCACGCTGTACCCATACTATTGTTCCGACCGCATTCTTGATAGCTAAGATTTCGTTAGGAAAACGACAATCACTAATTACTACATTATCTTTGCTGTTGCGGATCTTGTTTTCTAGACTTGCGATCCAAATATCATCGTGGAAGGATTTACGGCATACCTCAGTACCCCAGTACTGTAACACCCATCTTGGAGTAAGTGTAGGCATTGACAATCGATCTGCCCACCAAGGATCTACTTGTTCTCGCCACTCTCTAGCTTCTTTAGTACGGCCTTCTAGCATGGTGCGATCCCAGCCAAATACATTTGCTACAGCATCTTTAAGAGTGCTGGCAAAACTTTCTCGTCTAAATTCGTGGAAGTTTACTAGATAGTCAGCGACTGTGTCTTTGCCGCTGCCGATAAATCCGCATATACCTATAATCATAAATGTCTCCTATTAGAAACATTATACTATAAAATTATCTTAAGGTCAAACTTTTTTAACCAATTATAAATGTATAACCAGATCCACCAGATACTAGAGTTTCTAATTCTTTGGTTAATCTTTCTAGGTCAGCAGTGGCTTCTGATTTCATTGCGGCACCGTTTAATGAGCTGCCGCCGCCTGGGCCAGCAATTTGTGCAAACTTTTCACGAGCTTGCCCTAGCATCATTTTGCAATTGGCCAGTGTGTAGTCTTTAATCCATTGTCCAGAATATACATCATCAATGATAGTAAAGTCTGGTTTGGTATTATACACCTGTACCATGACTTCTTCAAAGCCTCTAGGACGTTGCATGATGGTCAATTTGTGGCTCTGTGGGTGCCATGTAAAGTTGATAAAACTTCCAAACATTTTGCCCACTAGTTCTTGATACTGACTGAACAATTCGTAGGTTAATAGACCGCCCATGTTTGTAGACGATAACAAATAGGTATTTGTGTAGGCCATGTTG